GAAAAAGTTTGTTACGCAGCAGAGCTGCGGGGAATTATACCCTGAGAGATTAAAGGGATTTTTGGCAGCATTATGGGTGCAGCCTTTACTACAGTAAAGACAAAACTTAATAATATCAAAAACGCCTACCAGCAAAATGGTGGGGGCATCAAGGGTATAGTTGCAGCAGCAATAGCTGCTGTTAAAGGATTTTTTACTGCAGGGCTGGCATTTATAGATAACCTGACAAATGGCAAACTCACAGCAATAAAAAATAAATTCCAGTCCATATTGGAGGGTGCAAAGAATATTGTAAAAGGTGCTATTGATAAAATCAAAGGTTTCTTTAACTTTTCATGGTCACTTCCATCAATCAAACTGCCACATTTTAGCATATCTGGGAAGTTTAGTTTAAAACCACCAAGTATCCCCAAAATTGGGGTAGACTGGTATGCTAAAGGCGGTGTGATGACATCACCAACAATATTTGGCGCATCTGGAGATAAACTGCTTGGTGGTGGTGAAGCAGGCGATGAAGCAATACTGCCATTATCAGCATTGTGGGAAAAGTTAAAACTCTTTATCCACAATGAGCTTGATGATAACGAATCGCCACGGTATACTGGGAAAAATATTGTTTCTGCACTTTCAAAGAGGGTAACAAGAACTATTGAAAGTAAAGAAACAAAGACAACCAGACAGGAAGTTAAAGAACTAAAAACCAGAAACAGGAACAGAAAAACAGTAATACAAAAAATTGAAATAAAAGTAGATATAGAAAAAATAAAAGACCTTCCGTTGCTGTTTAAGCTGGTTGATGAACTAAAGGATGCACAGGAATCCTCTGATACTGCATGAACAGAAATGGTATAAAAGGGGTAATGCATATGCTGTTAGTACAGGAACATTTAATTAAACTTGGCGGTGTCAAACTGTCAGGACAGATGAAAAGCATTGAGATATCAGAAGAGGCAAGTATTGAAGATATTGAAGACGATAAAGGCAAGACAAAGGCTAGCCAGCCAACAGGCTATGCACCAGCTAAAATCTCAATAGATTTTATCATTGAAAAATCTATTGGGAAATCACAGCTTGAACAGATATCCATACTCCAAAGGCTTTTCAAGCCGTATGGGCAAAAGAAAGCAAAACTCTTACAAGTAGTCAATGAAGACTGTGCTGTAAGGGGCATCTCTAAGGTGTACTTCCAAAGGCTGGATACAAAGAATGAAATATCTGGCAGTGGCAGGACTGCAATGTTAGAACTGCTTGCCCCTGTGGTAGCAGGTATTAAGCTTAAACCTGCCAGACAGGCAAAAAAAATAAAAAAGGAAATCAAAAAAGAATTTAAAAAATCAAAGAAAAAGAAAAGTAAAAGCCCCTCCAATAAAAAAAGGATTGTCGCAGATAAAATAAAAAAGGCAAAAATCCTTATTATAGAAAGGCAGTTTTATGGGATACAAAAAGCTTATAAGTCCTGAGTTTTGCATTAACATAGGCAAATATGAGATTACAAGTGGCATAGAAATAGAATGTTTTAGTAGTCGGGCATCACGTTCCGACTGGTGCAAAATAGAGCTTACAAGCCAGCTGCAGGGCATAGTCCAATATGAGGATATGGAAGATGCTACAGTGGAACTTGGATATGATGATGATTATGATATCCTGTTATCAGGATACTGCAGAAAAACAGCAGGGGATTACTGGAAGGAAATAGTAATCAGGGATGCAATGATAAAGCTGGAACGCACCATCATAAAGGCGGCATTTACTAGCTGTACCCCACAAGATATTATTAAGTACATACTTGTACAGGCTGGTGTTACGGATTACCAGTTAAACAATACAGAATATGGTAAAAAAAATACATTTATTGTAAACAAGCAGAATGGCATCAATGCCATATCACAGATAAACAGTATATGGGGCATAGAAAATGATTTCTTTTTCCAGGATGGCATATTTTACTGGGGCTTAAAGCCAGAACAAAAAGTAATATACATACTGGAGGAAGATAACAACATCCTGTCCCTTAAAAAGTATGGTGGACTTTATGAGATAGAAACGCTTGGTGTACCGTGGATACACCACAGCCAGGATATAGAAGTATCACATTCCAAGTATTCAGGGGTTGTAAGTGTTGAAAAAACTATCATAAAGAGTGATGCAAGTGGATATACACGTATGTATATTTATTTCAAAGGGAGATAGATAAGCTATGGCAGATATGTTGCAGGCATTTGTAAAACAGGAGCTGGATAAACAGATACAAGAAAAATATCCACACATACAGCATCCATCTGGAATGTATGCTAATGTTACACAGGCCAGGAAAACTAATGATAAATATGTATGCACGCTTAAACTGCTTGACAGGGCGATGAATGTAGATAATGGCTTTCCAGAAATACCAGATGTAAAGACAGACCTTGAAGTAAAACAGGGGGATATTGTGGTTATACTCCTTCTTTATGGAGGGGATGCCGTATTTATTTTAGGGAGATATGGACCATGACAATAACAGGTGAGGATAATACAGATATAATGCTGGATAACAACGGACAGCCAGCCACTGGTAAAAACGGTGATTTTGCCACAATATCTGGTGATGGCTGCTGGATGCAGGACTTAAGGCTGGAAACAGCTACAGAGGAAGGGGAATTATTTTATGAGGATGAAGATGGCAATGAAGCATATGGATTCGGGCTTGTTGATTTTGTCCATGCAGAAAATGATGAATTTACACAAAAAGAAATTGAACAGCGTGTAAACAGCAAACTTGCAAAACGCACATATCTTGACATGGCAAAAACTACACAGGTGGTAACTTATAACAATGGCATATATTATGATAATGTGTCTATTGCTAAAAATGATTCCAGTGATGGCTACAATCTTGAACTATCTACAGAAAACGTGGAGGTGGCAAATGGGTGATAGACGAAAAAATACTTGACAAAATATGTCCAGTCCCTGATGAAGAAGAAGAAATGGAGAAAATCCGCTCCGAGCTTGAAGACAGGGGATTTATAATAAATAACTTTAATAAAGGTGGTATCTTCTATCTGGTTATCAGAATATTTGTCACAATATATATAGACCTTAAAACACTTGCACGGACCATTATAAATAATTCTTACATTACCCATGCCGGTGAGGACTGGTTAGAGATAAAAGCCCCTGATTTTGGCAAAACAAGAAAAGATGCAGTAAAAGCGCAAGGGTATGTGACAATATACAGGAATGATTGCCAGGACGCATTACAGATAACTAAGGGACATATGTTTAAGACACTTCCTGATGTAAATGGCAAGGAGCTAAAGTTTTACACGGTTGATACAACTGTAATCGGTGCAGGGACAGCAACAGGGAAAGTGCTTGTTGAAGCAGCAGAAAGTGGCACAGGCTATAATATACCAGCTGGCAGGATAACAGTATCAATGATACATTTAGATGGTGTAGACCATGTGACAAATGAAAACGGCTGGCTGTACCAGGAAGGCGCAGATGTTGAAAGTGTGGAAAATTTCCGGGAGCGCATCAAGGAAAGCTGGTCAGAACTGGCAGAACTGACAACGGAAGATAAACTAAGGAATGTGGCGAAAAAGGTCAGTGGTGTGCTTGATGTAAAGATTGATGCACAGCATCCAAGGGGACAGGGTACAACAGACATAATAGTTACAGGCACAGGCGGTGAAGCAACAAAAGAACTGCTACAAAAAGTGGAAGCTGCCACCAGTTATCTAAAAGGCAGCTATGATGATTTTTTATATAAATCATCCGTTGTCATATACCAGGATATAATTATTACATTATATATAGCTAGAGAGGCTGACACAGACGAAGCGGAAACAGCTGCGGAAAGTATTATTACAGATGTGATGCAGTTAAATAAACGTGAGGAAATAAACTGCCTGTATATGGATGATATACGGTATGTATTAAAAAAATGCGTTGCAAGTTGTAAAAGGGTAGAGTTTGCAGCACCCATTGAAGATATTGAACTTGATAAAAACGAAGTTGTAATGCTTGGGAAGCTGGAAGTTACTGCCTATAACATAGGGGGTGCATAAATGTGTTTGACCATTTTTGTGACTATATGTACTATCTGCTTACAACACCATTTAAAAAACTAAAAAAGTCTGTTAACCAGTGGTATATCCTTTTTACTGTACTTGGCACACGTTATGATGATGCAATGGAAAGCCTGTACAGTGCAAGGGAACAGACAATGCTTGCAACCTGTGACCCTGTAATGCTGCAGATACAAGCACAAGACAGGGATATGGAACGCTACGCAGGAGAGGCAGACGGAAATTTCAGGGCAAGGATGGCAAATTATCCAGAAGTATTGCGGCTGGGCGGCACTGATGAGGGAGTGATGCTGGCGGTAAGGACGTTAGGATATGACAGACCTGAAATAATAAAGGCAAATGATTTTAAAGGGCGTGTATATTATGAAACAGATGGTACATGGAATCTTGACGGAAGCCATCTGCTTGAAGCCAATACAATGTTGCCAGATAGATGGGCAGAATTTTATGTTGTTATAAATATGAATGTGGATGACAGCCATCCTGTAGCACTGGATGTATTAAAAAAAGAAGTCCGGAGAGTAAAGCAGGTTGGAGCAAAGGATAATTATTGTTTCCAGTACAGCCTGTCTGTAAAAGAACTATACTGGATAAAGGTGTGGGCAGACTATAATCTAAAGATATTTTATTGGGATTATCATATGACAGATGGTACATGGCATCTGGATGGGGATTTTTTGCTGGATGCTGTCAGGAGCCTGTATACGGCAAGTACAGGCTATAGGTTTAAATTCAAGTTTAAACGAGATATATGGCCAGAAAGCAGATTTATGCTGCATATCTATGAACCCAAAGAGCAGCTAAAGATTGGTGGTAACTATAACATAGCTGTTTTTTACTGGCGTTACTGTATGGCAGACGGCACATGGACAACAGACGGGAATATATTGCTAAGTTCTGGCAGAACAAAGTTTGATGTAAAAGATATGTACAAAACAACGGTTACACATAAGGTAAAAATATCACAAGGGATATTACATAATAAGTATCATTTACGACACCTAAACGGTACATGGCATCTGGATGGGGAAACTTTGACAGATGCGTGGGAGCAAAAAATTATATTATAAGGGGATGGTACAATGAAAAATGTTATAACAGCAATACGCAGAAAAAAGATGGCAGAGGCAACACATACAACAGGGACTATTGCTAAAGCAAAATGGATAGCATTAGGTTCAGGTGGTGTTGACAGCAGTAACAACATTATAACACCACTTGAAAACAATACAAGCCTTAACAACGAAGTGGTGCGGAAAGAATATACAGCATCAAGAAAAATATCTGACACAAGCTATGAATATATAATTGAACTAGAAGGAAATGAGTTAGTGGGTACGTATATTTCCGAGCTAGCACTAATTGATGAAGATGGGGATGTGATTGCGTTTTCAAATTTTTTGCCAAAGGGCAAAGATGAAACAGAATCAACATATAAAATAGAAGACAATTATTAGAAGAAGGGGGCAGACAATGACAAATTTAACAGTAACGCCAGAATATAATGACACTATGGAAGCTATGACAACACAGACACCAGCACATTGTGACCAGTGGAATGTACGCCATCAACAACTATTAAACAATGATGCGGCTTTAAGAAACGCCATCTGCCGTTATACCAAAACCGCAACACTGCCTGCAGGACAGTCAACGGTAACATTTGATATCTCTGATATGCCAGAAGATGGTGTGGCAACATTTGTTTCTACGTCCTCTACGCTATCATATACAGGAGTTGCCGAAGATACAGCAAACAAACAGCTGACGGTATCGTTTGCACCTATACATGATGTAAATGTGACAGTAAAGATGATAGTAAAGGATGCAACAGTTTAGTGTAAAAGGAGGGATTGACATGAATTATCCAACAGGTGCTGGTGTAAAGATTACGGATTTAAAAACCATAACTGAGGCAGGGAAATATGCATTAGATGCAAGAGAATTAAATAAAAGTTTAAATGGTACATTGGCAAATGAAGTATCCCACAAATTAGATATGTTTAGTAGTGCAGCAGCCCACAATGGCATATTCAGAGGCACAAATCTTTTAACAAAATACACTCTGGCACAAATACTTACAAAAATATCTAATGGTGATTTTGAGGATTTATATATAGGTGATTATTTTGACATTACCATATCAACAGAATTTAGTGGTAATGAAACTATCCGTTGTATAATTGCAGGATTTGATATGTATTTAAACAATGGTGATACACCATTAACTAGACATCATGCGGTTATTGTTACTAAAAATTGTTTTGCAAAAGCACATTGGATGAATCCAATAAATAGTACAGGAAAGAGCACAAATGAAGCAAATACATCTAACTTAAAAGCGTATGCTGGCAGTGATATGCATAATATTGTTTTAGCAAAGTATGCTGATGCTATATTAACTGTTATTGGTTCATCACATTTAATAACACACAGGACACTTTTAACCAATGAAATTTCCGAAACTGGTGTATCAATGGCTGGTGCAGGTTTTACTGGATATTCTAGTGGCTGGGCTTGGTATGATACACGTCTGCAATTACTTTCAGAAATCCAGGTATATGGTTCAAATGTATGGTCTTCATCTGGCTACGATACTGGTTGTGATAATCTTCAGCTTCCGCTATTTGCATTAGACCCAACAGCAAAAGTATGCAAATTAGGCGGTACAGATGATGCTAATTCAAGTAATAGATACTGGTGGTGGTTAAAAAATGTTGCTTCTGCTAGTTATTTCGCTTATGTCTACGACGGTGGTTATTCTGGCTCTTGCAGTGCTTCTGGCAGTCGTGGCGTCCGCCCGCTTTTTCTAATCGGTTAATCTGTAATCACACCCCCCCCTTGTGGGGTGTGATAGGATTTGTAATACATGTAACCAAACCAGAAAGGTGCAAAAATATGAGTGTATTAAAAAATAAACGTGGGTTATCCGGTTTAGAATTTTACAGAAATGGAATTGTATTAAGAAAAAATTTGACAGAACTTTTATTAAGAGATTTTGGCATAAGACATAAGATAAGAAAATCTGTAGCATATACAAAGAATATGACAGAAGAAGATGCAGCAGTATTTCAAAATCTCATAGATAAATATGAGTGTACAAATATTATTGAAGAATATCCAGGCTGGATGATAGATAACATGCGTACTAATATATTAAAACTATGCCATTCTATGATTATGAATATAACACAGGCAAATACGATATATCCTACAAACGAATATGAATATTATGATAGAAGAAACTATCAGAACCATGCAATAGGAAACTGTGAACAGTTATTGCAGGAAATGCAGTATATTATTTCTGTCATACCTGTGGATGCAAATAAGTATTTGTCATATACAAAAATGATTGTAAAAGAAATCCAGTTATTAAAAGGATGGAGAAAGAGTGATAACCGCATTTTAAAATCCATTCAAGAAAAAAATAATGTAAATAATGAAAATGATAATAACAGAGATAATGCTTAATACGGTTGCTATTTCTGTTCTTATATTGGGTAAGTTCTGTATATATGCTTCTGCTAGTTATTTCGCTAATGTCAACAACAATGGTAATTCTAACTATTACAGTGCTTCTGACAGTAATGGCGTCCGCCCGATTTCATGTGTGCATACTATGTGTAGGCTACGTGCCGATATGTACTTAACAGGAAAGGAGGACTTATCCATCCGCAAGGTAAATAAGAGCTAACAAATAAAGTGGCTAGTATTTGTTTTGATAATTATTATCAACCGATGCATCCAGATACGTCTGTTGATGCTATAAACGGAGTATATGCCTTTAAAAAAATGAATAAGTTGAGGTAACTATATGGATGAAAATTCTAGTTTAAATATGTTATGTGATGCAAATTTATATCTGGATGCTTTTAATAAATGTAAAAAAGGCAGTATATGGAAAGAATCCGTACAAAGATATGAGATGAATCTTTTAAAAAATATAGACCATCAAATTACTGCTATCCAAAATGGTACATATGAGCAATTACCTTTTAATGAATTTCCTTTAAATGAAAGAGGGAAAACCAGAGAAATAAAAGCAATCCATATTGAGGATAGAGTTGTATTAAGAAATTTATGTGACAATATTCTCACTCCAAGTATTAAGAAATATCTTATCTATGATAATGGTGCCTCAGTAAAAGGAAAGGGGATTCATTTTACCAGAAAGAGATTTGAAACACACCTGCATAAATATTACCGGGAACATGGTTCAAATGAAGGTTATATATTATTAATGGATTTTACAAAATTTTTTGATAATATCCAACATAATAAATTAGTTTCTGAATATGAACAGAGAATCAATGACGAGGATTTGATTGGATTTCTTAGGAAAGTTATTGATGCATTTAAAATAGATGTTTCGTATATGAGTGAAGATGAATATAAATATTGTCTTAATTCTGTTTATAATGCTTTGGAGTATGCAAAGATTGATAAATCACTATTAACTGGTGAAAAGTATATGAAAAAATCTATTGGTATTGGCAGTCAGATTTCTCAAATATCAGGTTTGCTCTTTCCAACTAGAATTGACAGCTATTGTAAGATAGTTAAAAGTTTACATTACTATGGCAGATATATGGATGATACCTATATTATCCATGAAAGTAAAGAATATTTGAAAGAACTGTTACATGAAATCAATAAGATTTGTGATGGATATGGTATTTTTATTAACCATAAGAAAACTCAAATTGTAAAATTGACAAAAACATTTACTTTTCTAAAAACCAGATATAATCTTACTGATACTGGAAAAGTAATTAAACGTATTAATAAAGATTCCATCACCAGAGAACGGAGAAAACTTAAAAAATTTCGTAAAATGCTTAATGAAGGTAAAATTACATATCCTGAAATCGAAGAAGCATACCATTCATGGAGAGGGAATTTAAGATATTATTCAGCTTATAATGTTATGAAAAACATGGATAAGCTGTTTAATGAACTATTTATAAAACCATTTATTAAGGAGGCTTATTATGAAACTAAAATTAGCAGGAATTAATGAAACTTTTAACGTTACAGATGCAACAACGGCAGATATGCTTTGCCTAGAGTCCTCAACAATCCAGGATGTGGATTCTTTCAGAGAGAAATTAACAGATGCGTCACTTAAGCACATTGAATTTTTAGATAATACAGGCAGCGTGGCAGGGAAGTATGACCATTATACATTTACAGGGGATGTATCTTATAGCTTTAAGGATGATGTTTATATGTCAAAGTATTTCTTAAGGCAGAAAACAGATGTAGAAATACGTCTGGATGCATTAGAAGCAGGCCAGGAATTACAAGATGGTGCAATCACAGAATTAGCAGAAATCGCAGGAGGTAATGTGTAATGGTTAGATTTTATGTAGCAAAGATTAGGGCAGGAAAAATAACACTAGAAAATGTGCCTGTCAAGTGGAAAGTTGAAGTTGAAAAAATGCTTGAAAATAAAGATGTGTAATATGTGTATAGAGTGCCAATTATTATATACGTAACAAGTCAATATCAATATTCAACTACAGCAAGCTATGGAAAAAAAGGATTATAGAATCAAAATGATTATTACAAGATATTGTATTACCAAGAATTGCTGATAAAAAATTATTAGTACAATAACCCCCTGACAGGCTAATGTCTTTAGGGGGTTATTGTACTAATAATTTTTGACAAAAAAAATGAGAATTTTTGACAAAAATTTTGAGCGGCTACAGCCAGGAAATGAAATAGCATTTATACATACAGCAGATACGGAAACAAAAAAAGCGGAACTGTTTGGCAAAGTAAGGAGCGGGCAGGTACGCTTTTTATTAGGTTCAACACAGAAAATGGGCG